GTTATATCTAATGAAGATGTAATGACACTAATTGACACACTAAATACTATATGACAATAACACTACCAGCAGGATTAGAGGCAATAGCTACTAGAGCAGATGGAAGCCTAAAGCTAACATTTGGCACGCCTGAGATAGATAGTAGCAAATGCGCTGAGCTATTTAACTACAGAAGAAAGGAAGTACTTTTATTACTATCTACAGGTGATATAAGTGATCAGCAAAAGGATGTAATAGAACAGACTACCAAAGAGCTGAAAGATATAAAAGGTAAGAGCCACAGCCAAAGACTAAGAGAGGCATTGTACTTACTACATCAGCAAGAGAATAGTATGTTAACATTTAAAGAATACTATAAGCAGAAGATGGAGAACTTAATTAACATTGTATTGGATAAGTTAGAAGATGCCTAGTCTACCAAAAGGAAATAGAAAAACATTTGCTGTAAAAGCTAGGAGTACTTTTGTTAAGGACAAAGAGAAAGCCTTTGCTGGTATGGATAAAAGCAATACACACATTTACAATAGCAGGCAATGGCGTAAGCTTAGACAGATGGTATTACATAAGCAGCCTATCTGTGTAATGTGTAAACAAAAGAAAAGATATACAACAGCTAACACTATTGACCACATCTTACCAATAAACAAAGGTGGTGCAGTTTGGTCTATGGATAA